ACTATACTACTTATTACCCTTATACCCTTATAAAATAGTAATTAGTAGTAATAGAGAGTATATAATGTATAGTATAAATGTAATATAATACATTAAGTATATTTTATAAGGTTTATAAGGGGGAAGAAGGGAAGAATGTACGGGGTTTTCGGTTATGCTCGTAAGTTTATGATTGTGAAAGTAAATTTGCCACCCCTATGATTTACCATTTTCAGGTAAAATGAGGTATTGACCTGTAATTCTCTATTGTTTTATAGTATATACTCTACAGAAGGAGAGAAACATGATTCATCTCAGAGATAATTGTCACGGCGCTACAAAATTTAAAGAAACAGAATTGTGCAGTATTTGTACAGTTCATGACCACCATGATTTTGTGAAAGCGAAAAACATAGGTCTCCCTGCACGTAATGAACTCTATCAAAAAGTTCTCGATGGTCTTAACGATGGTCGTGCATGGAGGGTACAGAAGAAACCAAACAGCGAATGTGGACATCCGGGCGTCCGTAACACTGCTGGTAAATGTGTCTTCTGCTTGACCGAGCAACGCATGACGGGGGAATGGAAAAAACCAAAACCAGCCATTGTTAACACTGCTGGTGAGGTTGACGCACTGCGTGAGAACATCGCAATGATTGAGCATAATATTTCCGTTTTGAATGAGCAGTTACAGACGATGAAAAACGCCCTGTTACTGAGTGAATCAGGAATCCACGTTGGGGTCATTAAAATCAAATCACCGCGCCAGCAGGCCATCGCTGACGGTAAACGTTGGTACACTCCATATGAGCCTTGCAAACACTGCAACATTATCGCAGAACGCTATGTAGCTAATGGACGCTGTCGTAATTGTGGCGGTCAATAATAAAAAAACAAAGCCCGCTAAATGCGGGCCTTTTATTCACCTGATTAACTGTATTCCATATTTCCCTATTCTGAATTCCTTTTTCCTTCCGGTCCTCACACTAAATAGCGGTGGATGAATAGACCGATCAATAATTAAACTCCCTTTACCGAATACGCAAAACCAGATACAACCTGCATCGAAATTATAATTAATCATTTGCCATGCCTCTCAGTAAATTTTTTCTCACTGCAATAAATGTCATTCGCGAAATCTATTGCGTCCTCTTTGTTAGCGAATGACACCGCACTTCTCACTTTGTCAACCTGTACCTGTACTATCCATTTACCCTTTGCGACGTTGTATGAAACACCAGTTGCTCCGCTGGTGTTATCTTTTCTTATTGATGCGTTTTTACAGTTTACAAACCTGTCGACACACCTTAAATTTTCAATTCTGTTGTCTGTTTTGATACCGTTGATATGGTCTATTTCCATTCCTTCTTCGATTTCACCGTTGAACATTTCCCATATGATACGATGTGCAAACGTCATCTTACCGTTGAACTTTGTCCTTATGTACCCTCTTTTGTCCAAGTACCCGACCAGTCTTCCAACCGGGTACTTACCGTTGAGACTGTACTTGGCGTACAGACTTCCTTGTCTGTATTCGTAGATACTATTCCAGTCCATACTGGTCCTTAATCATCTCCACGGGGATTGATATTCTACCAATCTCACCGTAGTCTCGATGATATGTTATGACTGTAGCGCTTCTTCCGGAGTCGTAACCTCCGTTACTTGAATACTCGTCTTTGGCCGCCAGAGTTTGGTGCATCTCAGTAACGAACATGTTGCTCTCTGCTACTTTCCGATGATGATAGTGCCCCATGTGTAGGTAGCCAAACTTAGTACGACCATAAATCTCTCGGAACTTACTGGCAAATACTGCGTCCAGCTTTTCCATCCTGGAACAGTGCCCATGATGTACACCAATCATTACTTTGCCGAATTCGATTGCGTAGTAGGGACTCTGTTCGTCTACAATGGTCACGCGGGGATTATCGCAATACACCTCTTTAAACATCTCTCGCAACCACACGGCGGACGCGAGGTCGTGGTTACCTGTGGCGATTAGTAGCGTCACTTTCCGATGCTTCTCCAGACACATATTCACGGCTCGCTTAATCACACGGATAGCAGTCTGGACCACTTTGAAGAAACGTGTATCAGAGTCGAGAATATGTCCGGATGTTGGTGTAACCGCCTTCAGGCCGTCGAAGTGCAGGAAATCCCCCTGAAGGTTAATCAGACACTCTGTTGCGTTGGGTGCCAATGCTGTCGCTGATTTGAACCATGACGATATGAGATGTTCCGCAATGTTGGTATCGTAATCATCTCCACCCTCTTCTTCACATGCCAACATACCGATGTGTGTATCTGTTACTGTGTACATGTTCAAGAGGGTGGTATCCTCATCACGGGATATTAAATTAATTTCCTCTAGTGGGGATAAGCACTCTGTAAGCGCCTCAATCGCTTCCTGCATCATTTTCAACTGGCGCTCGGCGTCCACATCGGTCTTGACCCATTGCAGCGCTACTGTCCCGTCCTCCTTCACCAGTGACGATGTACCTTTCACCTTGTAACCGTCCGGCACAAAGCGAGACACATTACCACCGTGACCAAGACCGCGCGCACCGAGACGTTTGATGCGGCGGTTAATATTACCCGGACTCATGCCGTACTTTTTCGCAATAGCGTGACCACTCATTCCCGCACTTACGTCGGTTAGTAATTGCTCGTCAGTCAGTATACTCATTACACTTTGCTCCGGCTTTTAACTAACTGGTCAATAACAACCGTAAAGAACTGGTTACATCCAACATTCGGGTAGTCAATGCCGAACTTGTAACCTTTGATGATAAGGTCGGTCGCCACAGGATTGCCGCCCGGGTTAGCCTGTTTAATCATTTCCTGCACACCCATTTGCGCACGTTGAGCGCTACAACCGTTAAAGAGCAGGTTAGCAACCTGTGATTCATTTGTCTCAGCAGTAACAGCCGCATTAGCAGTACCGCACAGCATCAGACAGAACAGTAATTTACGCATTTTCATATCTCCAGGTATGCACACCTGCGCATTTTAGCGCGTGCGCCATAATCTCATCATTGACAACCGCAAACATCAGTTTTGTGGCGTCAATCGTAATGTGACGACCGGCTAACAGGTCATCAAATGTCACATCGTGCTTGCGTAACCATTCATACGCATCACGTGGACCGGTCACCAGCACATCGTGACCCGCACAGTACAGCGCCCTTGCGAGCGCGATATTGTCCTTAATTGGTTCGCCCTGCGCATCCCGCAGTACACCGTCCAGGGCGAACAATACTGATTTCATTTGGCACTCTCGCGTAGCTGCTTGGAAAACTCCTTACCGTAGTCGATAGCACCAACAATTACGGCAACTTCATCGCCTACAAAATCACCCTCATCGACACACTGTTGCAGGCGACCAATGAACTCCTCCACCCCGTCAGCCTTAATCCCGGCTACGATGTGATCGGTGGTGGGGGTTTCGACTTCAGCCATTATCTGGAGAGCCAGGTCGTAGAATTCGTCTTTTACGCAATCTGCGTATGCGATGCCGTCAACAGTGTTCAAGTGCCCGTGGTTGTAACCTGCCGCATAAACTTCCTCAGACTGTTCACGAATAGCCACATTCTCCGCAGCCAGTTCCGCCACCCGCGCCTCAGCCGCTAACATGCGCTCCATCAGTTGGCAATAACTTAGTGCTTCCATATCCACTGCTCCTGTACTTTACCCTCAACAATGAGACGAGTGACACACAGTCCGTCCCGGTCAGCCTGTGCACGCATACGTGACAGTGTGGTCAGCGCCTGAACCTCGGTCATATTACCCAGCAGGTCAGACAGTTTGTGATGACTGATAATGTTTTTCATTTGGTTATTCCTCTCTGTTGTTGTTCCGATGACTTAAAGATAACCTACCTTGACGGACTCGTCAATACTAATTACAAAAAAAAAAGCCCCGAAGGGCTTATTTGGTTTCCGCAAAGGCTAAAGCACTTGTATCACCCTGTGCCGCCGCGTAATGGCGCGCCACGTCCGCCGCATTTGTGAGGTTAGCGTGAATATGCCCAATCTTGATGTACAACCGTGGTTTACCTCCATCAATCATTATCACATTGTTCACACGTCCGTCTTTAAGTGCCGGATGCCAGTCGTAACCCAGTTGACGCATCATGTCACGACGTTTACCCACCGGTACAGTACGGTCAGCACGCATCTGACGTAACAGGTTGTCCAGTGCCTTACTGCTTACCCAACCACCCGCAAAGCCCTGGCGACCCTCGTCAATGGCTTCCATAATTTCCTGCTCGACACTACCGAGTGATGCTGTCACAGCCTCGTGGGTACTGCTGGTTTCTGGCGCACGCTGACAATGTGTTGCCGGGTTAAGTTGTGCGGGAATGGTGTAGTTCTCCAGATAATGCGTCACTGCCGCAAATCCACCGCCACGTTTGAGCCAGTCATACAGGTTGGGGAAGTAGTCGCCACCCATACCGTCGCGTACAATATCGATATGCTCCTGCTGCGCCGTGTAGAAAATAGCGAACCGGCGGTCATTGGCGGTCTTGCGCACGGCGTTCTTGTGGTTACTGTTGAACATGAAGTTAGCGCACAGGCGGTGCATCACCTGGTCCTGTTGCATCGCACGTTTAGCAAGGTACTCACCGGTAATCATCGGCTTGAGTGTTTCAATCAGTTCAAGTTTCTGCTCAGGAACGTAAATATCTTCCACGCCGATAAATATTTTATCGAACAGCCAGGCGTTAAACTTCTCGCCAATTTCCTGAGCTGGCGGCATGTGACTGTAACGCGAACCTACCGCTTCCATTACGCACAGTGTGAACAGTGTTTTACCGTTACCTTCGACGCCCTGCAGCAATGGTGCCCACTTGAATTTCACGCCTTTGTACTGCACGCAGGCCGCCATGTAGGACAGCAGGATGTCGCGGTCACGCTCGACGGGTAACAGTTTGGCCAGATGCGTGAGGAAAGGTGTCACATCACCCGGGACGCTCGCCACCGTGACCGGCACGTATACGTTGACATGACGCAAACCATCTTCTTCAATGATGGCACCCTGTGACAAGTCCGGACGAAATGTCGAGCGGTCAACCTTCGGGAACATAATGCACTGACTCCGTGTGAAGGCTTCGAAGGCAGACTTTGTTGTTTTTTCGTTACTGTCGTCTAACGCGAAGGCGTAACCACCATACATAACGTCGAATTGTTCCGATTTCAGCATTTGACCATTTGGGGTCAGTACGCGATGACTGTCTGCCACATACACGCAGCCTTTGAAATGGTCTAATAATTGAGATCCGCCAATAAACTGATAGCCACTGCGGATAACCGGTGCGCCCGTCTCAACAACCTGCGCCGGGGTCACCAGTTCAATCGGTGCGCCGACACTGTAATAGGCTGTTTGCCGTGCGCAAGCGCCCAGAATGGTGCGTTGCATGTACGATTTGTGACTGTCCCATTTGGGACGTACCATGGCGGACAGGCGCATCAGACGTTCAATACGTTCACAGTTACCACCCGTCCAGAATGCTAAATGCTGGGCTAACGCTGCATCAGCGCTTGACCCGTCATACTCGCGGTCCTCATCTGGGTAAGCATCGCTCAGTACCTCGACGTTGCGCGTCCACAGGTCTTTGAATGTTGCTTTACCACCGAAAACAGCTGCGACACCACCTTTACTCGAACAGGCTTTTTCGATGAGTTTCACATCGTCCTCAATCGGACATGAACCTTCAGCGTGAGTTGTGGTCCATTCCGTCGCCGTAACTTGCTCGGTCTGCGGGAAATAACGTGCGACCACGGTATTGAGCGGTGCGGATGCGTTAAACATCATGTCGCCCTGCGCACCGCTCCCCAGACAGATGAAACGGTCGGAGGTGTACAGTTCGATGTGCAGCGGAATATTTTTACAGGCGTGATCGGGGATGGATGGGCTGTAACCGAAAATGTGCAAGCCTTTACCGCTGTTGCTCACTTCCACGTAACAACCGGCAAAAGTGGTGCATAATTCAAGCGCAATCGGCGACCAGGTGTTGTCGTCCTGCAGCGCTCCGTCGATATCCACGCAGAAACGTCCGTCACCCGTAAGAATAACCGCGGGACGATATGACCCACCCAGCGCGGAAGCCGCCGCAACCGCCTGAGCATGTGACATGCGGTCCGCAACGTGCAGACTGACCACATCACCAGCAGCGTTACACGGCATCTTCTCCGTACGTCCCGGCTTCTTCTGTGAAGGTACTGTTTTGCAGACGATAAAGTGCAGGGAATAGGCCCCCTGCACAGGGGGATTCACATGTGTCATCTCTGTCTCTCTGTTTTAGTTATTAAAGCAGGGTAATCAATGCCGCTTGACGTAGCTCCAGTGGTGCGGATTTGGCAACGCTATCACCCAGCGCCATCCCCTGTCCAATCAATTCGAGGTTTTCTTCTTCCACTGCCCGTCGCATCACTGCTTCACGAAGTGCAGACATCTTAACCCAGTGATGGTTAACTGACCCCATTGCCACGCCAGCCTCAGCTGCCACACCATCGCGGGTAAGACTACCAAAGCCGTCGCGCTGTGCCATCGTGTAAGCTACTTCCAGAATATGTTCTTTGCTCATAAATTCGGTTCCATTAGGTAATTTGTTGCAGTATGGCACAGGTTGACGGAGTGGTCAACGGTCTTGCATCATGAGGAACACAATCATCGCCGCCCGGAGTGGGTTTTCATTAAAGTGATATGACTCATTGGGGTAAAAGGCTTCTGCTCCCCAACGGCCTCTACGGTCATTTTCACTCATTGCGTAAATGCTTATTTTATTTGCTGTAATAATAGGCCATGCATCTGCCGGGTTGTTGCAGCAATCAAATAGTGTTTTATTGTCCGACAACAACACTGTTGCATCATCGAGTGTCATAATTCGGGCGTAACTGCTCATCTCAAGTCCAATAGCCTTACAAACTAAAATATTGATTTGCTGGTCATGTAAATCTGAGTACTCTTTCATCACAACTCCCCCTCACCGCTGTAAAATTTAAAATCACCGCCCAGCCCGATAATGAGTGTCCCAAACGCAAGCTGCGCCTCTTCGTGTTCCGTACCTTTATACTTCCACCCGGCTTTCTTCACCTCACGCGCCACAAACTGTCCAATGGTTGACCCGACCATATCAGGCGTGATAACCACGGGGCGGATACCGATAAGGTCGCTCGACTTGATACGCTTGTTCATCGCCGGGGAATCATTTGCGATACCGTAACGTACAACCCGACCATTTTCGTCTTTTAACGCACCGCAATTGTTTCTGAAAAGTCGCCATCCCATCTTACTTGCCAGTAGTCGCGCCTCATCCTGCACACGCGCTTCAGGTGTATCTTTGGTTGAGCGTGGGACATCCAGTCCCACCATTGTCACAAGGTCAGCCAGTGCCTCAGCCGTGATACCGTGCTTACGTTGCCATTCGAGAAGTGTTGGTGTCATTGGATAATCTCCTGTCTGACTCGCATTAATAGTTTACCGAGGTTGTTTTCACCAACACCTTTGCAAACTCCCCAAAATGTATCACCCCACCAATTACCTTCTTCAAGATGGGAATCACCAGTGGATATCAGCAGCAATTTAAGTTCTGGTTTTTGAAATTTGAGACGCAAAAGCCCAAACATAACGGGTAATTTAATATGGTCCCAGTCGCTCCTTACATTGAGTGTCCGCCCCATTCTTTTTACTTTTCCGGCGGTTTCCATCAGTGAAATTTGTTTACGCAATTCAATGTCCATTGTTTTCATCGCAACATAAGCGTGTTCGACACTAGGGTAAACAATACCTTCGATTTCCACTTGAACAGGGTAAAAGTTACTCAAAAATGAGTATTGACCTTTAAATGAATTTATGATGTTCCCACTCATAACCCAATCCTCTCTCTTAATTTATCCGCATCAGCCGCTTTGAGCGCTTGTGCCTCAATCCACGACACACCATACGTCAGGTAAAATTTACGAAATATTTCACTGTCGCTCAGACCTTCCGCACGGCGATACCCGGCCCATACGCTCAAGGATACATCCAGTTTGACGAGTGCGTCAAGTCTTTCTCTCTGACGTTTGACATTGGTCATCACTCCAGCGGGTGGTACATGCATCGCCGTCATCCTGTCACGCATTGCCTCAGGTGTCTCACGTGCTCCCACAACCTCATTGCGCATCTGTGCCAGTACATCCGGGTCAAGCTCGTACAGGTCGCCATCGACTTGCATCGGGCCGGAGCGGTCCGCTGGTTTTGGTACAGGCTCACCACAGTCCGGACATGCGTCACGGAACCGCTCATACACCGCCGCGCAAGCTGTACACACGCGCACCGTCGATGGTTCACTTTTACCCGTGCGGCGCTCCCGACGGTCAAGACTCCACTCGCGCGGTGCATCCGGTAAACCGTGGCGCATGACGTTTGATACAGCGTCGATAATGATAGCGTGTGATTTCCCTTCAAACGGACGCAGCGCACGACCGAACATTTGCGCATAAAGTGCGTAGCTCTGTGTCGGTCTGGCGAAAGAGACTACTTCCACTGCGGGAATATCCACTCCTTCCCCTATTAACGAATCATTAACAATTTGCAAAATCTTTCCCGATTTCAAATCGCGGATGGCCTGTACACGTTCTTCGTCTGCGTTACGACCGGACAGTGCAACAGCTGGTACGCCTCGTTTGCGGTATTCCTCTGCTACTTCCTCCGCCGTATCCACACCGACGGTAAACGTGATGCCACGTTTACCCGGGCAGATTTTTAGATAGTGGCTCACAATGTCACCGACGATATGCGACCGTCCAATCTCCGCTTTCAGTTCTTTCTCTTTATAGTCCCCCGTGGTTTTACTGGTTTCCACGTTATCCAGTCGCAAGTCGGTCGGCGGGCAGTAAATTTTATACTGACTGAGATATCCGTTATCGATAAGCCAGCGCATTGATGGACCCTCAACAATCACGTCCGCATAACCGTCCGTCTCGCGCGATAAACCCTGCCCATCTGCACGACAAGGCGTGGCGGTTGGACCGAGTCCACGTGCGCCAGCATTGAGCAGGGGTGTCAGCACACCGCCCCAGGTCTTCGACTTCTTCGTGGCGTGGTGAAACTCATCCTGTACGACGGTCAGCTTATTACCCAGCTTTGCCAGGTCAGCAATTTTAGCCTCACGCATTGACTGTACGGACGCAACCATCACCCGCGCATTTGGGTCAACATAGTTAACCCCGTGGTTTTCCATCGACTGCTTGGCTGCGAAGCGTACCACCTTATTAGCCGCGATAACCTGATGACGGATTTCCATACGTCCCATCGTGTCGCTCAACTGTGTAATCAGCTCCTGACGATGTGCCAGCACCAGCACATACTGACCCCGGTCACGCTCTTTTGCGACAATGGCGGTCAGGGTCATTGACTTGCCACTGCCGGTACTGGAGACCATCGCTACAAATTGCTTACCGGCATCCCACTGCTGGTACGTATCACTGACCAGTTTTTCCTGATAGGGTCGGAGTGTTGGTATCATTTGCGGTGCGCCCTCAATACACGAAATCGGTTTTAAATTGGTGGTCACACTCTGGGCAGCAAGTTTCATAACCTTCAATCGGTTCACAAGCTTGTTTTGCGCCAGAAAATTCCCAAAAATCCGGGTCACACAATAAGTCGAAATGATGACCGCATTTCGGACAGGTGACGTCGAGTGATAAACTCCAATAAGCGGTAGTGTTTTTACTCATCTTCTGCACACTCCCGATTTTGTCTATATTTGGTACTCGCCTCTTTCAGTTGTTTAACTTGGTGGGCCAAACGTTGAGGACAAACACTTTCTCCTTGTTTCAAATGTTTGCGAACCAGTTCAACAAACCACTCATAATTAGGTCGTTTCGCTAATTCTTCACGCAATTTCACAGCTTCTTGTTCTGCACGGGTCGCTCTCGCTCTGTAGTCATTGTTGTTCATCTCTCACATCTCCCACACTTTGCGCACGCTGTTCGACTCAACCATGCGCGCTTTTCTGATTAGTTTACGTGCCACATACATCGGTATCTGCACATCGTCGAGGAACCATTTGTCCTTCTTACTGACCGAGTTGTACCAGCCGTAAGAAGGCCGGAGCAGTTGTTTAATTTTCATAACAGTGGCTCCGCGTCGGGGTTGCGTTTCCAGTACGCTGCATAAATTTCCTACTCAGTATAATAGACGCCCTTATGTGTTGTACCCGCGCAGATTTCGTCAAAGAAACCGTAACCCATCACCGTGATAAATTCCCATTCCGGCATATTCGCAAGGGTGTTTACTTTATTTTCGAAATTCTGCTTTTATACCATCTCGGTGATTAGTTGCCCTAATGGTGTCATCTCTCTACTCTCCATTGTTATTGACGCTCCCGTCATTATGTCGCACCACCCACCCCGTGTCAAATTTAAAATTAGTGTTGACGAGTGCGTCATGGTGGTATAGAGTTCACCACATCGACAACAACGGAGGACAGAGAGACATGAGTAATATCACACTAACCATCCCGAACGACGACCACATTGCGCTGCGTGCGTTTGGTAGAGCACTGGAAGAAATGGCACTGGCGCACGGTGCCGAGCCACGCAAAACCACTGTTGGCGAGCTGTCATATAAATTGAGTATCGACACAACCGAAGCAACTGCGGCGCTGGAGCGTCTACGCACCACTGCGGAAGAATTCCAGCCGGAGATTGATACAACCGCACGACAGGTTGAGTCGCTGGCTGTATCGGTCGAAGCGAATGGTGCAACGTATGAAACCGATTTAGGCTCGGACAACCATCAACCTGCTCCTGTAGCCGACTCAACCGGTACACCGTGGGATGAGCGTATCCACTCCGCCAGTAAAGCGCTCAATGTGGACGGTACGTGGCGTCTGCGTCGTAAGCCGAAGGATATGGATGAGGCAGAGTGGGCGGCGCTGATTGAGTCGGTTAAGGGTGAATTATCATACGCGATGGAATCTTTCGATGAACAGGTAATCATGGAAGAAGCTGCGGCACATGATAAATTCAACGTCCTCAAAATTCAGGAAGCGTGCGCTGCCGAACCACCTGTAACACCACCGGGCGACGATTATCACACGGATACCGATGTGGTAACTGAGCAGACTGTTGCGGGTATTCCGCCACTGCCTGTACCGCCACCGGTAGTTGTTGCACCGCCGGTACCGGAAGTAACTACATGGGACTTTCCACGTCTCATGACCTTCCTTACCGAGCGTCACGGTAAGATTGATGTGGCAACCGTGAACACGCTGCTGGCGCAGGACGGTATGTCGTCGGTACAGGAACTGAACGCCCACCCGGATAAAATCGGTCCGTTCGTGGCACGTGTTAAAGCGCATTTGGGGGAGTGAGTTGCATGAAGGAGAAAGCGTTAACACAAGAAACACTCAAGGCTCTTCTCCATTATGACCCCGTCACAGGGGTCTTTACTTGGTTGGTGAGTCCAAGTTTCACTGTCAAAGCTGGGGATAAGGCCGGGAATGTCACGCCTAAAGGTTACTGGCAAATCGGAATAAATAGAAAGCGGTATTTGGCACATCGCTTAGCGTGGCTCTACGTACACGGAGTTTTTCCGGAAAAAGACGTTGACCACATTAACCGTAATCCAGCAGACAACCGGATTGTTAATTTGAGAGATGTCAGCAATCAATTTAATTTATTTAACACTTCGAAACAAAAAGACAATACCTCCGGTTACAAAGGGGTGACTTTCATACCAAAGGTTAAAAAGTGGCAAGCCCAAATCAGAATGAATAGTAAGAAAGTGTACTTAGGTACATTTGATACACCCGAAAGAGCTGATATAGCACACAGAATTGCTGAATATTTTAGAGAGAAATATTATGACCACTCAACTACCAAAGGTGTCTGATGCTTCCATGTGGATGGTCTGTAACGGGTCATTCCGTGCTCAGCAGGCTTATCCACCGCTGGACGTCGAACCGTCACAGTCACGTCTCGAAGGGCGTGCCGCACACGAGGTGGCTCAGAAGTTATTCAAAAATGAGCCATTCAGTGACCTGGTGGGCAGTCTGTCAAAGGATGGAATTGTTATCACGGATGAACTGTTTGACGCCGCCCGCGAGTATTTTAATGAGGTGTGGGGTTACTGTAACACTCATGGACGAGTGCACGACCTTCACGTTGAAGAAGTGTGTCCTGTTCCGGGTTACGGTGACTGGTACTGTATCCCCGACGCGTGGGTGTACGTACCGGAAGGAAAGGTGTTGCGCGTCTGGGACGCTAAATTTGGTCATCGTATTGTTGACCCGTTCGAAAACTGGCAGCTGTTGATTGAAGCATTTAGTATCTGTGAACAATTCCAGTCGCCGCCGGACATTATTGAACTGGTCATCGTGCAGCCTCGCGGATTCACCAGTGACGGTACGGTGCGTAAATGGGCGCTCACATACGATGAATTGCGCGTGTACCGGCGCCAGGTGAACGAGACGATACTCCGCGTGCTGGATACCGCGCCAATGTGCACCCCCGGCCCGTGGTGTCTCGACTGTAGCGCACGTGCACACTGTGACACGCTGAAGCAACAGAGTTACGCAGGTGTGGATTATGTGCAGTCGCTGCAGACGCACAACTTGTCCGGTCATGCGCTGGGTGTTGAACTACGACTCCTGCAGCGTGCACAGGAGATGATTAAAATGCGTCTCAGTGGTCTGGAAGAGCAAGCGCTGCATGAGATTAAGCAGGGACAACACGTGACATTCTACAGCGCTAAAACCACGTACGGTCGTAAGCGCTGGAAGAAAGATGTACCAGTGGACCAGGTGATTATGATGGGGGATTTACTCGGTCAGAATTTGCGCAAGCCACAGGAACTGGACACACCCGCACAGTGTGCGAAAAAAGGTATCGACCCGTCCGTTATCGAGCAGTACGCCGAAACACCTGTCACGGGTGTCAAGCTGGAACAGGTCGATGAACGTGCAATTAAAAATGTATTTTCCCGAAAATAGTTGTTGACGCACTCGTCAAACTAACGTAGTATTCAAATCACCGGGAGACAGAGGGTCTCCCACACTTAGCAGAGAGGATTTACAAGATGGCTCAATTTACTTTCGTTACCCCCGTTGCTCGTCTGATTCATGGTCACCCGCTGAAACAAAATGTACGCACTGATGATGTCACAAAGCAGCCGGTTATCGGTAAAGATGGTCAGCCGGTTAAAGAAATTTACATCGGTATCGCAATTCCTAAAACTGGTGAAGCAGACTGGAAAGATACTGAATGGGGTAAACAAATCGTAATGGCGGCACTGGACGCTGAAAACGGTTATGACGCTGGTACCACTCGTCGCCCGGACTTCTCCTGGAAAGTAGTCGATGGCGATAGCGACATCCCGAACAAAGCCGGTCACGCGCCGAATAGCGATGAATACAAACGCGGTCACTGGGTCTTGCACCTGAACACCCGCATTCCGTACAACTGTTATCACGTCGGCAAATATAATCCGCTCGATGCGATTCAGGACGTAAACGCTATTAAACTTGGCGATTACGTTCGTGTGAACATCGTGGCGAAAGGTAATAAGCCGTCCAAAACTCCAGGCGTGTATCTGAACCCGAACCTGCTCGAACTGTCACGCCCCGGCGAAGCGATTGTTCGTGAAGGTAGCGGTCCGGATGCTGCAAGTGTATTCGGTGGTAGTGCACCCGCTCAGGTGGCACCAACCCCAGCCCCAGCTGCTCCGGCACCTGCAACACCGCCGCCAGCAACTGACCTGTTAGTAACACCGCCGCCGGTTGTTGAAGAGAAATACAGCTACAACGGCACGGTGTATACCAAAGCACAGTTGCTCGGTATGCCCGGCTGGAGCGAAGAGTTAATCGCACAACACTGTCAGAAAGTAGCGTAACCACAACGCCCCGGTGTGAGCCGGGGTAACTCAACAGAGAGGTGCATCATGACCGAACACGACCAACGACTGAAACAGTTTGATGAAAAGTTAGCCGAACTGGAAAAGGTTATTAAACAGGTGCAGGAGCAACGTCGGGAATACATCAACCAGAATGGTTTAAATAAGTATACGAAAGGTTAACAATTAAGCCCCTCACGGGGCTTTTCTTACAGAGAGGAACAGAGATGCAAAACGTATACTTAGTGATTCGTCATCCGCAAAACTACCGTTACTTAGGCATAGTACAGATTTCTCGATTTTATGAAATTGTGAAATCTGTAAAATCGAGAAAAGAAGCAAAAGAATTTTGTGATAGCAAAAATAAAAACTCAAATACCGAATACCATTACGCTGTAAAAATTCTGAGGGTCGAATAATGCACTATTTATCAAAATGCGAGGATGCAACCTGCGGCAAAACATACCCCGCTGACCTCCACAATTGCCCTCACTGTGGGGCTGATTCAGCGTTCTCCAGCGTTGCACCACTGGACCCGCGAGACTGGGGATACGATTTGGAGACATACAAGAACATCTTCACCGCCTCATTCATTCACGCTGCGACGGGTATGGAGTTAGTCTTCGAAATCAGTGACCGCAAAAACGAGCAGCCGCAATTAATCGAATTCGTATTCAACCTGGGACGTAGTAAGGCCCGTGGGATTGGATTTAATAACCTGGCATTCGACTATCCGGTGTTGCACTACGTGGTCAATACACCAGGCTGTACACTGGAACAGATTTACGCAAAGGCGCAATCACAGATTAAGCCCGAAGGTCAGTGGCCAGAAATTGTATGGGACCGTGACCAGATTTTCGAGCAGATTGACCTGTACAAAATAAACCACTTCGACAATAAAGCCCGGCGTACCAGCCTGAAGGCGTTAGAGGTGGGAATGCGGTCGCCTAACGTAAAAGACCTGCCATTCCCGGTCGGAATGGTGCTGAACGATGCGCAGAAAGATATTCTCATCGCATATAACAAACACGACGTGCGAGAGACGCTGAAATTCTTTGTACGTTCACTCGACAAAATTCATTTCCGCGAGGAACTGACAAAGCAATACGGACGTAACTTTATGAACCATGCCGATACTAAAATCGGCAAAGATATATTCGTTCACGAACTGGAAAAGGCCGGGGTAGATTGCTCCGGAGTAACCATTCGTGAACGTATTGCACTTGCGGATTGCATACCCCCTTATATCAAATTCGAACGACCGGAGTTCAATCAAATTCTGGAACGCATTCGTGGGGTTGTACTCACGAAGAAACAGCAGGACGAATTACTGACCACAAAAGGTGTGTTTAGTGATATGACCGTCACGGTTGATGGTGTCGAATATTCGTTCGGATTGGGAGGTATTCACAGTAGTATTCCGAACTACGTTGTGCATTCTACCCAAACACACAATTTACAAAACAAAGACTGTACAAGCATGTACCCTTCCATTAGTATAAAGAATAGGTACTATCCGGAACACCTTAGTGAAACTTTTTGCGACGTATATGAACAACTGTTCATTCGTCGTCGTGATGCAAAACGAGCGGGAGATAAAACAGTTGATGCGGCATTGAAACTTGCTCTTAATGGTACATTTGGGAACATGGGGAGTAAATTTAGCCCATTTTGTGACCATAAGTGTCTCCTGAGTATTACTATTACAGGTCAACTCTGTTTGGCAATGTTGGTAGACCAACTCGTAACTCGTGTACCCGGATTAATCGTACCGCAAACTAATACTGACGGAATCGTCATTTTTTATGAAAACAAATATGAAATTTTGGTGGAATCCATATGTAAGTCTTGGGAAAAAACAACAATGTTGAATCTGGAGACTGATATTGTGAAATCTCTCTATCAGCGAGATGTGAATAATTACATAATGGTAATAGAATGAGAAGATTGAACACAGAAGAATGGATTGAGAAAGCCCGTGCGGTACACGGAGATAAGTATGATTATTCGAAGGTCGAGTATCGTACTTCAAAACATAAAGTGACCATTGTTTGTCGATTGCATGGAGATTTCCGACAAGAACCCACGTCTCACTGTTCTGGTTCCGGCTGCCCAGTTTGTGGTGGGACAAAAAAATCCAGCACTGAAGAATGGATTGAGAAAGCCCGTGCAGTACATGGAGATAAGTATGATTATTCGAAGGTTAAGTATAAAAAACGACATTCAGAAATAATAATCATTTGTCGAGAGCATGGGGAATTCCTCCAATTAGCCGGCAATCATCTAAAAGGCCACGGGTGCGCGAAATGCGCAGGAGGTCCTGGAAAAGGACGACTTCCTCTTTATAACACCGAAGAATGGATTGAGAAAGCCCGCGCAGTACATGGGGATAAGTATGATTATTCGGAATCTCAATATAAAGGTAATCATCATAAAATAAAGATAATTTGCCCTGTTCACGGTAGTTTTGAAAAATTGGCTATAGATCACGTATCCGGTGGACAAGGATGTCAAGACTGTTCTAAGAGTGGATTTAAACGTAACCAGATGGCTTCCCTTTATGTACTTGCTTCCGAAGGTGGGGAATATATGAAGGTCGGTATCAGCAATAATTATAAATATCGCTTGAGGAAATTGAAAAGAAGTACGCCATTTGATTTTCAGTTACTCCGAGTTTTATCTGGCATAGGTGGAAAAATGGAATTTATCGAAAAACTAACTCATTCTTCTTTCGTTAATGCTGGACTATCTGGTTTTGATGGTTGTACCGAATGGTTGAAATGGGACAATCGAATTTTAGAAATGCTGGAGGCAACCCGTGAAAATTAAAAGAAAAGGGTGTTACGAGTACAAATACCAGTGGCATCAGGACCCATCGGCGATGATTGTTGCCCGCGCAGCCGAAGCAGCCCTCGTACATGGTGATGACATCCGCACGTTCATCACGCAGCATCGTGACCCGTTCGACTTCATGCTGCGTGCCAAAGTGCCTCGCTCTGCACGTCTGGTAATGCGTTGGCCGGAATGGGGCGCTGAACGAGAAATGCAGAATACCACACGTGTGTTTATCTCGCGTAACGGTGGGTCACTGGTCAAGCTGTTACCGCCGACCGGTACACCGGGTACATGGAAGCGCAAGAACGGCATCAAGGACGATGTGTACAATGCGGTAATGCGTGAGATTACCAGTCAACCGGGAGACCTCGACAGCATCGGTACACCGTGGGATGAGCGTATCCACACGAAGAGTCGCAGCAAGCATGATGCAGTGCGTGAAACCGGGATGTATGTCGGATGGAAGGTGACAGAGTGTGCGGACGCTAAGGACTTCGACTGGAGCAGTCTGGACTATGAATATTACGTGAAGGAAGCAGAAAAGTTAGTTTTACCGTTGTTGAGGTGAGAAAGTACCGGCGCATCACTGCGCCGGTTTGTTCATCTTTTGACGCATTTCAGCAAGTTCAATTTCCGCCTTTTCGCGTTCGATTCGCCTAATAATTTCCTCCTCCTTGCGCTCGGCAGACTCATTACGAATTCGTTGTATGTGACCACAAATCATGACAACGGTCAGTATAATACCGCACAAGGTAGCGAAGACACCGACGGTTTCCGGGGTAATACCATATTTAGTCATCAGTCCCGTTATCGTCGTCCCGCTCGCCACTACTGTTCCGACTTGTGTGTTTCCAGTAAAGCTCATAGCGTTTTCTCGCTTCAATGTACCACTCGACAACCCGCACCAACATGAGAACGATGGCCAGAGTTGTCGATATGAACCGCAATACCTCCACCATCATCACTGTCCTTTTTCAGTATCGTGAAGATTGCCACGCAGTACAGCACCGTGAACGTTGCCACATAGATGTCGAGTGGTCGATAGAAAAACCACAGAAACCAGCCCATCAGATTAATCGACATGGAGACAATGCTGATGAGCATCATGTCAAGAGACTTCCGGGATGTTCCAAACCGGTACAGAATACCGACCACTGCGAAATCGCAAAATGCGGCGAGGAAAAAGTAAATCGAACCATCCAGATTGCCGCACAACTTCTGGAAAAGAGTTGCCACCATCACGAAGAGAAACGAGGCTCCCCTGGGTCTGGCAATTACTGAGACAATCAGGAAGGTGTACATTGTTTATTTGGTCCGGCGTTTTACTTTGGCACCGCCCGCGTCACCTGCTTTACCACGGGGTTTAGTCTTGTACATTTTATCGCCCTTGTATGTTAGGATTAAGCTTAATTGTACAGCAGGTGTTACAAAATGAAAAATCCTTTAAGTAAACAAATGACCGCCCTTCTCACCGCATTTGCAATGGGTGGTACGGGTACTGCGGTAGTCACGCAGACGGACCTATTCAATCAATTCCTGAATGAGAAGGAAGGGAACAGGCTGACAGCCTATCTGGACAGTGCAAATCCTCCCATCTGGACCATCTGCCGGGGTGTGACGCGCATCGATGGTAAACCGGTGACAAAGGGTATGCGGCTTACCGAAAAGCAATGTGACCTTCTGAACGACAAAGAAGCGCAAAAATCACTCAAATGGGTGCGTGACAATATCCCGGTAAAACTGAACCCGGTACAACAGGTTGGCATCGCATCGTTCTGTCCGTACAACATTGGACCTACCAAATGTAAGGGGTCAACATTCTTTAAATTGCTGCAAAAAGGCGACTGGAAGAACGCGTGCAAACAGATTCCTCGTTGGGTGTTCGATGGTGGTCGCGACTGCCGCATTAAAAGTAACAACTGTTCCGGGCAGCCGATTCGTCGGGAGCAGGAAGAGTATCTGTGCCTGTATACACTGGGGGAATCAAAATGACAATGTTACAGCGGGTAGTAACTGTTGTAGGAATCGTATTCGTGATATGTATCTATCGGTTGGGTTATTATCACGGTAAGCAGTCGGTCAAGCTGGACGATTTCAAAGAATATAAAGCGGCCGTCGAAGCCCGTGACGCGCTGCAGGAAAAACTCAACGCTTCTGATGTGGAATTGCAGAAAAAGCAACAGGAACTGAAAGAAGCCCGGGCCAGAAAAGTCGGTGAAAAAGTCATCATCTACCGTGACCGAATCAAAGACTCCGCCACCGCTCAGTGTGTCAAAGATAGCGGTATCCTCGACCTGTATGATGCGACTGTAAAATGAAAAAACTCATCCTGTTGATATCTGTACTCGCTTTAACCGCCTGTACTCAGGAAGTGCGTAAATGCCCGCCACCATCTAACGACCTGCTTACGCCGAGTGGTGAACTGTGGACAACCGACGGTGATCCCGAAAAGGCCGCTACGGTAATTCCACATAACGGGGAAGTTCTGATGGCCGACCGGGACAGAGTGTCCCGGTGGCAAAACTGGTGGGAAGGTTGTAAAACCTTATGAGTATTCTTCGATGATAACGATTCCCGGGCGTCCAGCGGCACCGTTTCTCAATGACTGAGATGGACCGTTGGAACACCCGGATGCCCCGGAACCCCAACCACCACCGGTTACTGCCGGGTTGTTGATTGCCTGCACCGCACCACCCACGCCCATGGGTCCATCTGAACCCCTGGAACCGATAGTGACATCGGTCGAAATGGCGAAGCCAGCGGCGGAACCCGGTCCAGAAACACCGAAGATGTTCCAGCCGGTAGGGGCATTACTGTTAGCGTTGGCGACAGGTTGGAACGGCGGGTTCGCCGGACCAGCCGGTAGGCCGGCTTTACCACCCGGACAGCTAATCAAGGTCCCCACGGACGTTGTTCCGCCATCGCCGCCGTATGTGGACGAAGCTGTACCACCGGCACCACCCGCACCAATCGTCACTTGCAGAGAATTAATCGTGGCAACATCGTAAATGCCCTCACCATAAGCACCGGCCCCACCACCGTTACTCATCGATGTTTGTCCCGCGCCCGTAGCTACCGCTGCGGAGCTACCACCGCCACCACCAACCGCTCTAATTCTCCACTTTTTGGCACCCGGGGTCTTCGATACCACCGTATCGGTTGTGAACGCGCGGACCGCGAGTAATCTTCCGGGGGTTGCGGTCATCAATGCGTCATAGAGTTGGCTGTTCGCTCCATTATCGACAGTCCCGTTCGGCGTAACACCTGCTACGTTGAGCACACGTGCAAAAAAACCGCTCATGTCGTTAGCCCAATCGGCTTCAAAATACGAACCATCTTCTGCTGTCGGTGATGTGCGGTTCTTAAATGCGCCCTGGGGTTGCTCCGTCGTGGGATTCTCGAACCGTCCCGGGTAGCGGTTGCTGCGGTCTAAAGCCATTATTTAAACTCCTATAAATCCGGTTGCCTGTGCTAATGAATCACCAAATTGAGTTGATGAATCACCTGCCTGTACGTAATCATAAGCCTCAAGGAAACCATTGAATTTTACACCCTGTGGCTTCGGAACGAAAGAGGCATTGACGAGCGCCCACCGTTCAAGGTCTGTGATTTGCCCGTAGAATTCCACGGAGAAACTCATGTCCTCACCATCAACCAGACGGGTAACCTGTGCGTTGGGTAACAGGAAGTTCATCCCACTAATAATGTCTTCAATGGTCGAGTATGAGTTGTTTTTAAGAATCTTGGACTTAATTGCCAGGCGATATAAGTTGTCCGACATTGCCATCGACTGGTCAACAGACGGCACACTACACATCGCAGAGGTGTCACCGAATTCAGCTGGACCATTAATATCGCTGGCACACATCGCTGTTTCCATTGTGACTTTACCCATAAAGTCCCGAGGTACCACCACAATACGCCCGATAATGTCGAGTTGCTCACCTTGCGCAGCATTGATCGAATACATGATGCGGACAGCTGCGGCCACGTCTGCAATCTGCGTAGCCAGACTTCGCGTGATGTTATACCACGCGACAGCCTTTGGCTTGTTACGGTACTGAGCGTAGATGCGATTCGGAGCATCTGACTCATTTGCGACGTAGCCGCTGACAATTGTCAGCGGTACGAAGTAGGGCGCGGAGAAAAAGTTCATCAGTACCCACAGGGATTGACGGAAGATACACTAATGATACCCCGTGAATCTCTCATTAGTCAATTTAACTGCGAGTTTGTCGCGTTGGGACATATTGGTTTAAGGACTGTATTGATGGGCCGTCAGAGGATATGTGAGAAAAGGGCCTTGCGGCCCCTTTTATTAAACAGCCGTACCAGTAGCATCAACCCATCCTGAGTTACCCGCATTACGCCATATTGGCTTATTGAGGGTTGTATCAAAATATTGCATGCCAGCAACCGCGGTTGAACTTGGTCTGGAAGCGGTTGTCCCTGATAAAACACGCATAACATCGCCAACTTCTCGCCAGATATTTGTTGCAGTCTTGACGAATCTGTATACCTGACCTACTCGCATAGTTTTATCCGCATGGTCCGCTAAGTTGTTAACTAAAAATGATGAACTATTAACAAGTGTAACAGTAGCCGATGCGTTTAGATAAATATCTACCTGTTGGCCTATCATACCACCATCTAGTCCTGTTATCTGACTTAATGATGTAGTATTTATAGCGATGACACTAACCCCATCTACGTTAGGGGTTGTCGTAGCGTTACTGGTTACAGATAATCTACCTATCGTTGGGGTATACTGTAACCCATACGTAGGCGGAGAGTTTATCCATCCTAATGAATGCCCGTATGAAAAGCATTGGTCAACCCAAGGCTTCAACCTTAACGATAAGTAGTCTACAACCGCAAAATCGTACCCATATTTATGTAAGCGTTGTTGACCTGTACCATCTACCGGTGCGTTATCTGTCCACGCCAAGCAGTTGGAAGCCATTATGCGAGTCGCTCCTGGGAGTGCCTCAAAGCCTGAATATAATCCGTCGCCGGTGCGTGAGTTATTGTAAGAATGGCATGTGTCCATCATTACACCGTTAATGAGGTATCCCGGACCAACGTTGTTATCCGCTCGACATCCCCACATTTTATGATGGACTGAACTAGCGCTAATATATATCCCTGTTTCAGATATCTCACCCATTAGGGCAGAGACATAATGGTTATTACCGGCTATTTTTATACCGCAGATATACGGCGCAGCATTTGTTATTGAATTAAGACCTTTTACCTGTGCGTTACCTTCCAGTCGGTGAATCTGGCAGTCTGATGCGCCAGATATCTCGATGGTCCCAACATAATCTGTTCTCACCCTGTTTTTTAGGCATTCGTTAGCAATGAGGTCTTCAAAAAGTCCAATGTTTCCGCTTGCTTCCAGCCCCTGGTCCTGAAAACCGTAAAAACTACAAGACTTAACGCATATTTCAGGACCGCGAAGGCGCACACCGCCGGTGCTATTAGTGGCGTCTTTCGCGTCAAAATCTATACCAATTATGCCAAAGCTACGGGAGGTAACATCCGATTGCGATGCGGTTGCCGATGATATGATCCAGTCGTTAGCAAAGTTTCTGAATCTCGTAGACCCGGGATTAGCCGATACTGAAAAAGCCCACGACATAGCACGTCGAACTGATGACCCTCTTGCGCCAACCAATATAACATTAGGTTTTGTTTTGACATTTAAATAATATTGACCAGCAGGGCAATGTATGGTTGCACCACCCATCGCATTTGCTGAATCAATCGCCGCCTGCACGTAAGAGGATAGGTCTTCTGTACTGGTGAAATTAACAATAGCATCATGCTTTTCCGCAGGTATAAAATCAAAGAGATTCAACACAGTTTTTAATCTTGCGTATACGGTATATGGGAGTGTTCCAGAATTCCCTTGTTTATACCCAATCAAGGATGAGCCACTTTCCGCTGAAAGATTTTGCCGCAATAATTGGTCGGTACGTGGCTTCCAGTTACTGTCCGCCGTCGGGTCTTCCCCTGCCGATACAATTTTTGGCAGAGTGCCCGACCATGAATACCAGTTATTGTCTGCGGGGTTGTACACTGCTTTATTGCGGTCAGTGGCATCAAGTGTGCCACCGGTGGTGAAATCGAAACTACTCGGTTCGAATGTTGAATTCATTAGTGCATCGATTGCCGATGACGCCGATGCTGCGGCGTCATCGGCCGAACTAGCAGCACTATTTGCACTATTAAGTGAATTTGCAGCACTGCCTGCGGCGGCTGTTGCAGACGCCGATGCACTCGATACAGCCGCTGATGCGGCGGCTGTCAAATTATCAACCTGCTGGAAGTTATCATCCAGTTCGTCCCACGTTAAGGGCCGACCCAGGTCTGCGCGTTTGATAATGGTCATACGATGGTCACCGTGATGTTTGAGGTTGTCCAGCGGGATAATTCGTTAAACTCAATGGTAACATTTGCCGTGCTGCCGTTCAACGTCATACTGTTAACGTAACTGTTACCGTATGAACCAATGACTTTGTTAATGGGTGTGTAAAGTGAACTGTACGGAACTGTTTCACCGATATCAAACCCGTCCGGCTTAAAACCGTACTCTGTCGGAATCAGATCGCCCGCAGCGTATTCCATGATGGCATCCTGAATGAGTGGTTCAAGGGTTGCCTGAGACGGTAACGTACCGTCATCTTTAATCTCAATGACCACCACCATGTCCACATACACGGGGCGACTGAATTTGATATCTTTGGTCATCGTTGGATAAGTAGGCGACGTGACCGTGACTGTCACACCGGTTCCAGCCTGATAAAGTGCGACGCCTGGATTCTTTTTAAGGTAGATAGCCATCGCTACATCATCGTCCGTGCCACCATCGACGATGGGTGCAATACTGTGACCCGGTTGACCGTTGCTGTCGGTTGTGGCTTCGTCGTTCTCATAGACGCGAACACGGCGTACACCATCCACGTTAAACAGTTGACCCAGCATTGAATCAACCTGGTTACTACCTGGCAGACCTACAGCCGTTGCTCGTTTAAGGCGTAATGACCCATCCGATTCAGCAGATGTACCGGGTGTTGCTGGAGTAGGGTTATTAACTGATACCAGACCAGCGACTGTGTCCACGATGGTCGTAATGGTATTGGCGTCCGCTTCGATTTCACCAATTGTGGTACAGGTGATATCTACCGTTGCGGTACCTGAACTGTCCAGCGTCCACGTCTGGTCAAGAGTAAATCGATAACCCGTCACAGATGATTCAAAGCGTGTACCAGCGGGAACCTGAGTGCCAGGGGTGCCCGTTAACACGAAACCCGTAACAGTCGATGCGGTACCTTCACTCCTGACGGTACCTGTCAGTGCGCAAATCACATCGAGGTCATAACCACTGGCTTTATTCGGGTCTTTGGAGTTATACACCTGTTGCAATACTTCATCAAGCGCGGAGAAGATTTCAGCATCGTGCGCCATCTTCAGTCCGTCCGGTGTGGACGGGTCGAGATTCCAGTTACTGTCGATATCCAGATATAACTGTTTTTCTTCGTCGAACCAGTCATTCTGTGATTTTACGCTATAGCCGGTACTGGTTAATTCAGCCATTCTCGGTCACCGTTAATAATCCGTAGGAGGTCAACACGCTGGCGGTGACCGTATAAGTTTTGTTGTCGATGTCGAAATCGGTACTAAAACTGGTTAACTGCTGGACACCCGGAGTACCAGAGATGCGTTCACGGAGGCGGGCTTCGCGGACATCCATGGAAGTTTGTTTGTTGAGTATCTCCTGAAACCACGGTGTACCGTCGGTCACATCCCGGAAATACTCACCCAAAAACAGACGCAGACGGGTACGTATCGTCTGCTCTATTTCCAGTTGTTCAGTGATGAACATCGAACCCTGAGTAACGATATCACCATCTTCATCTAATTTACGTACTGTCATCAGTTATTCGGCCCCGTATTAGAACCACCGGAAGCAACACCGCCATGAGTATGACCATTGAGTTCTTTGCCATCCAGCACCAGAGAATTCAGAGCGGTAATGTTCCCGTCTTTATCAATGGTCACACCATTGATACTCACTGTGCCGTTTGCAAGAAGTTGGACGTTGCCGTTCCCATTAGCCATTATGCACGAACCATCACCCTTTAACCAGACGTACTGTGACGCGTCGGCATTACGCAGGCGTATTCCATCGTTGGAAAAACTTGCAATCAGGTTATCAAGTGAACGAATTCCCGGCACAAACATTGCGTCCTGTTTGTGGTGAAAGCGTTTAACGGGGTTAGCAGCAATGCCGCCGGTCTGCTTCCATCCATCAATGCAACGTTGACTGAAATGTACCATACCCTCACAACCCGGATTGACGGCAAATTCCAGTACGAAGTCATCACCCGGGAAACTTACGGGAACGTCCACAATGGGTGGTGGGTCAAACGTAGTTTTAGCGATATCATCGGTCCGGGTGATTCCCAGTTGAATCTGCGCACGCTGTGTATCCGGGTCGAATGTCAGCACGTAACCCGGGATGCACGTGTACACGTCCTTCATGTTCTCGAAAAACGTGTCATTAGTGACGTTCTGTAAAAACGAGCGGCGCTGGTTAATGTCGGTCATGTCGCCCTCCTGTGAAAATAATGTCAAGTATACTATTGACACTCACGTCAAACAATGTAATTATTCATTCACAGGCATATAGCACATGTGTCTTTAGCGGTCCGGGGTGTCCTATTCCTTCGCATCAGCGGGTAGCCGGAATGTGTAGCCAGGCATGCACGAATGCGGCTGGTCACCGTGGCGGTTCGACCAATACAACGGTTTAGAGTTTAGATGACGTCTAACCTGTAAACCATAACCTCTCTGTTGTGCTCCTGTATGTTTGCCCCGGTCTCCGGGGCTTTTTTTTTTACAAATCCAAAAGTGTCGTAACCTGATTGGCAACATTCGTTGCGGCTGTCTTCACGTTAATGTAACCACGCTCAATCAGTCCGGATATGGATGTGCTGGAAACGTCGTTACTGTTCAGCTGATACTGTGCCGGTTGTGAACCGTTCGCCACGCGGTCAAGCGTGACAATCTGCTGCAGTTCAGCAACAAATATCAGTCCGTTCTCATTCTCCGGGTCTTTAGAACGCCCGATACGCTGGATGACCATATTGTTCAGCGTGATTTCACCTGTATCCACAGTGAACACCTGGCCGGAATACATGAAATCAAGCAAAGTGTTCAGTGTCGTACTGGAGCGAGTCTCATTTGAGCCGCTTAACCACCCCGCGAACAGACCAGCACCAGTGGCAATAAATGGGTTGTCATCGACGAGATTTGTCAACGCCCCGGTGAAATCGGTGATACTAACTTTCAACGGGTTGTTCGATACCGCACCCGTCATCGTGTAACGAATAGGCTGATAAATGATGTGGTCCGCAATTGGCGTACCTGTCTCAATGGGGTACTGCACAATATCCACGCTGGCGTCAAGGTCATCAGACAGGACAGCATCGAACTGAAGCGACCCAAGCTGTGGGCCGCGCTTTACCAGAAGGTTAATTAAACTCATAACATGTACGCCTTACCTTGTCTGAATCGTTCCTCAACACGCCGCCACACGTCACCGACAGTAATGTAACCTTTATGGTCCGTGTCAAGCCCTGCGTTCTGATTGTACGCTGTAGAAGGTGATGAGTACATCACGGTTGTGGAAGGTTTACCGATGAATGCCGGACTGAATACAGCCATGTACACGTCGCCCATCGTCTTGTAACGCCCTTTGTACTGGTTGAGATAATCAGTAATCGGACCTTTCACCTGTTCGGCCGCGGTCATTGACAGGATGATATTTTTATTCCGACCGTACTTACTCTGAAACGCACTTGTCCATCCGGCATTAGTAAACTGAAGCAGGCCCACCGCACCAGATTTGCTGTTCTTCGATTGTGGATTGAAGTTAGACTCCGCAGAGATTACAGCCATAATCCAGTTAGGACTGATGCCCAGGCTTTGTCCAAGTTTACGCACCTCGGTGCGGAAATCCTGCTGCTGACTGGCATCCTCACCCTGCACGCCAACGCGCCCGTAAATAAGACGATTACCGACATCACTATTTGTCGTGGTGGTATCCATTGACCCGGCCCGCACAGCTTTAACAAACGTGTACCAGTCGGGGCCATGCGTATCGCCAGTATGCTGAATGGTCTGAACGTTCCAGTCACCTTCCAGTTTAGCGTCAACGGTTGTCTGGAACTCCACTGCTCCGAAATCGAATTTAGGCCATTTCGATTCAATATTAAGTACCGATGCGGGTGTCATACGGGGGTCAAGACGCATTTTAACGTCACAGAATACACCATCAATGCCGCCGTGAAGCGTGGGCGCATCAATCATCCCGGTTGCGGAACTGATTTTGACAGGCGTGGCTTTACGGTCATCAGATGGGAATCCGACGAACACCTGCCCGGCGTACAAATGCCATTCAAAACCGTATGCTTTGGCCAGGATGTCAAGTTCCTTACTGATATCGGAGCTAACATTATAGCCTCCAGCCATGACAATAGAGGTAAATTTGTCCACACTATTGACGAGATATAACGGTTTCGACCAGTCCTGTGCGAGGCTGGTCAAGACGTCAAACAATGTCACGCTCTTACCAAAACTTGCACTCGTTGTCCCGCCGTCGAGCACGTTGCTACCGCTACGACATGTCACGCGGGTGATGATGTCAGTACCGTCACGAATGGTGAAAACGTTGGTGACAAACCCGGTAAAAATCTGACCAATGCGTGACTGATACCCGGCGCGAAAAACAACGGTCTGATTCGGTTCAATCTTCGTTGTCGGTGCAAGGTTCCACAAGCGGAATTCACAGGTACTCAGGCTGTCGCCGGTATACGTCGTTACATCGAACGAGCACCGGAGCATCGGGTACGACTGAGTGATGAAATTCTTTGTGTCAATGAGTATTTCATACTGGCGCAAATCCATTGTCAGTAACTCCTTTGCCGGGTCTGGTCAATTGCCTGCGGATATACCTGCGTCTCAAGATGGTTGACGGTATAACGACCAATTGCGTTACCATCCAGTATTACGTCGCCCTGTGTGGTGAAATTGCCGTTAAGTTGAATCGGACGGTTTATGGACTCCATAATCCGACTCATCTGCCGACTTTGCTGCGCATAGTTATCAGTCACCGGACTCACTTCGGCACCGTATGAACCGTCGTTAACCGGAGATGAATTCTCCCGCTGCGGTTGCCATGCCCATAGTGGGAGTTGCTCAGTATTCGTTGTATTATTGACGATGTGGTTATTGACCGGGTTATACAGTGAATTATTTCGACGTAATGCGGAGAGTGTACCATCATCTACCGTTCGGTTATCAGAATCATTGACCCAATTCTCCCGCTTTGCCCAGAACGGTGTACCACCCCAGGCGGGAGTTTCAACGGTGGATGATTTGTTATCAATTATCGAATCATTGGCATTTGTACCCAGGTTGTTAATCCAGTCATCCATTTTCTTAATCCACGGGATGGACTGCATTGCATTTTCATATGCCTTATATATCCCGTGTTCGGACACATCTTTCCCAAAGGAGCTGGTTTTCAACCAGTTATCGAGTCTACCTACGACACCAGATACGGTATTACTCAGACTGGTAATATCTGGTACGAGCATATCGGCAATGGTGTTACCCAGACTCTCAAACTTTTGTTGAGTGTCAATTATGGTCTGATTGATTGCATTCAGTGCGGCATTATGTTTCTCGGTGTACCCCATTTCAGCGGCACGGGCTTTTGACACTTCCAGCGTCGTAGCGCCGAACTCCTGCCATACTCTGACGGTAGCCGGGTCAAGACCTAAAACCTCCGCTACGTTGCTCTGACGCGTCGTATCGAGGCGCTGGAACTGTCCGGCGATGTCACTGTAAATATCTTCGCGTGTACGCCCCGTGGGATTATCGACACGGATTCCCGCAACCGCCAGTTGCTGAATCATCCCGACGTCACCGGTCTGAATGCGGTTAATCCCACGCTCAATGTTTAAAAGGCTGTTTGTCGTTGCCTGCCGGTCACCCCCACGCTGTTCGGCTAATGCGCCAAGTCCGTAAACCTCAGTTGGACCGAACTGACTAGTTACAAGCTGGTTGTTTAGGTCGTAAGCCTGTTGCGCTTTTTTCGACTCAAACGCCCACGCTGCACCGACACCCGCGGCAACACCGGACATCGCAAGTCCGGCAGCTTTGAATGTGGTGACCAGACTCATAATGCGTGATTTTGAATTTTCTACACCGGTTTTGACGCCCTTGTCGAGGGACTTGCCGACATCGTCCATCTGACTACCGGCTTGCTCTGCCGATTTGCCGAGATTGTCGATATCTTTTTCAGCCTGTTCAGCACCTTTACCATCGTAAGAGATACCGAGACCGACCAGAAACTGCGTAATCACATTAGCCATTATTCAGGCACCCACAGAAGATGGTTATCGACGCCGAGGTTGTCAATGGTCACCTCATCACCCACAAAGAAGAAGCGACCCAGTCCGGCGCGGTATGCTTTACTGACATCAGCGTTTGGAACAAGCATTGCACCGGTGATGTAGTTAACACCATCCTGTGAGACAGTCATTGTCCACGCGGGCTTGTCGGTATAGCTGATGTAATCCAGCGCAAAGTCGAGAACGTTATCACCCAGCTTGACCGTGAAGGTCTGATGGGCGTTAGCCGCGCCGTTATTTAGGGGAATTTCTTGCATTGTTTATCGCCTCAATATACTTACCCTGCAATTCATCCATCGCAAAGTGAAATTGTTCGACTTCAGCAAGCGATATTGTACCATCTTTTAACTGTGCCCATGTACAAAGAGGTGGGCACACTCCCTCGATACCTGTGCAAACCCGCATGAAGTACCAGTTGACCGGGCTGGGTCGCCCGGTGTCTTTTACTCGTCTTTGTTTGCGTTTTGCACGTAATCGAAAAAATCAGAGTAAACCCACAGAAACAATTCGGCCAGCAGAGTATTCAGCGTCATCATCTTACCGGGGAAATCATTCACTGTGATTTTCGTGTTGGTACCCGCTGTCATCGCTTTGCTCAGGAGCACCTCAGCAATGCGTTGCTTGATATGATGGGGTACAGCGGTAAGCAACAGTGTTACATCTTTGACACCGAGTTCACCGCCGTTTTTGTAAACATTGGCAGCGTGCGCAATAAACTGTGCGCTCACCAGGGATAACAGTTCATCCTGCTCAATTGCGGAAGGCATCGCGGCGTTCACGGTGATATCGCCAGCGGTAAAAGTTTTAATGAGTGACATTGTTATTTCTCCGGTTGTTAGTCGTTACAGTGTACACTTGACGAAATCATCAATCAATTGTTGACGGGTACGTCAAGATGGTGTAGAGTTAGTCATATCAACAACAGGAGATGCAAAATGATTCGTGAACAAGACCGTAAAGCATGGCGCAAATTTAAAATTCAGTTGGCGGTCATCATGGCTGCGGCACTGTCGGCAACAATTTACTGCAACAGCGCCCACGCTGTGCAGGGTGAGAGATTCTGGATTTATGACGGGCAGACCGACACGATTTGCACGTATCATGAAAACGAATTTGGTTATGCGGAAAGTGATGACCCGGCATATATGGGTACCGGAGTTTGCTGGCGTAAAGACATGATGGATAAGGCAGACTTTCACATTCGGAGTAAAAGAAAATGAGAAGAGTGACAAAAGAAAACCTGATTGTACAAATCGACCGACTGTGCAAAATAAAAGATGAGCAAGGTCAGTTGTCGATGAGTGGTGAGTACACGCTTCAAGCGTATGAGATGCTCCTGGCGACGATGGGTAGTGAGCCCGATGAGAGATATCAGCGACTAAGTGATTTGTATCACGCGCAAGAAAAACGACTGTTCAAAATCGCACAGCGCATCAAAGGTCCAACCTTCGATAAATATTCACACTCGCCATCGCAAGCTATTGATGTAATGGAGGCGGCTATATTTGGCGAGGATGAATCCTGCCGAGCCGCCATGCTGCGGGGTAAAGTCGATGGTACCCTCATTCGTGAGGGTACCACACCAGTTGCGCAGATTAAGCCAGTCGCCGACCTGTACGGGATTTCAGTTCCAGGTGGTAGAAGGACCACTTACTCCACTGATGCTGCTGAGGCATCGGACTTTAGAGCAATGGGATGGTCTGTGCAGGAATACGTCAAACTCGAACGTTATCAGTCCGCCATGCTCAACCAGAAATAACTAAGGGGCCAATTGGCCCCTTTCGTTTAGCTTGCTGGACCCTTGTTTTGGCTATGTAGCACGTGTATTATTCAATCGAAACACGTTGGTCATCATGAGAGGGAGGAGAACATGTCCAAAAAGTTGACAACCGAAGAATACGTCAATAAGGCCAAATCTGTACACGGTGACAAATACGATTACACGGGGGTAGTTTACACGGGTAAGGCGAACACAGTTCGGATAAAATGCCGCATTCACGGGGATTTCTTACAGATTGCAGCAGACCACACTAATGGCAGCAACTGCCCAGAATGTGCAAAAAAAATTAAAAATACAAACAAACGGAAGTCTGTTTCTGAAATGCTCGACCGCGCCAAAGAGAAACACGGAAATAAATATGAGTACCACCCCGAAACATATGTTGACACCCGTACAAAGATGAGAATCACCTGTCCCACTCATGGAGATTTCTACCAGACTCCATCTGCACACTGCACCACGGGGCAAGGTTGTCCCAAGTGCAAACAAGGTGGGAAATACGATACGGAATCATTCGTCCAAAAAATGAAAGACAGTGGTAGTCCATATACCTATGACAAAACATCATACACTAAATCTGGCGACAAAATTGTAGTTACATGCGAAAAACACGGAGACTTCACACCGATTGCGTTTCAGCATGCTTACGGGGTGGGTTGCCCCAAATGCGCGAACGTGGGACCATCAAGTTTCGAAGTGGAAATACAGTTGCTAATCGGTGATGTTGACATTTCGAATCGCTCACTAATCGCACCTCAAGAACTCGACATAGTGGATCACGCTTCAAAAGTGGCAATAGAATTCAATGGCACATACTGGCACAGCCTACAGAAACGACCGAGGGGATATCACAAAAACAAACGTATCAGAACTAACAGTGTTGGATACAGATTGATATCAATATCGGAACAAGACTGGAAAGATAAAAAACCAATCATTACGAGAATCATAAAAAATGCTACAGGGCACTCCGAAGACGTGAGAGCCAACGCTCGCGACTGTAAGATTGTGAATATCCCCGGCAAAGAGGCCCGGAAGTTCCTGATTGAACATCACGTTCAGGGCTATGCTCGGGCTTCACATAATTTCGCACTCACCCATAAATCCGGTCAAATCGTCGCAGTTATGACATTTAACCAAATTGCTGAGGGTGGATTCGATATGGTACGTTATGCCACGAGTTGTATGGTCAGAGGTGGTCAGTCCAAGCTGTTCAAACATGCGGCCGCGGCTCTAAATATGCAATGGTGTCAATCGTTCGTAGATTGTGACTATTTCGACGGGTCGAGTTATGAAAACTCAGGATTCGAACTGGTTGATGATTCGGTCACATCATTCAGAATATGGCACCGGAAAGTGGGTTTCATGAGTCGGCAACAATGGTGGAAGATTAACATCCCAAAAACGCTAAGTAAGTTAGGGGTTGACCCGTCGGTATTTTCCAAGGAAAAGACTCAACGTCAAATGATGGATGAGGCGGGTTGTTTGATTACGGAAAATTCGGGAACTAAAAAATACATGTGGAGAAAAGGGGCCTGATGGCCCCTTTCACTTAGCTTGCTGGACCCTTTGTCGCAGTCCATGAATTGAACTCAAAAATCCACTGGTCATCGGTAATCGTCTGACCACCACGCCCACGCGGACCATCGTTTACAATCACACCTTCCGCACCGACAGCGGCATCAAGCGTGCCAATCTGAGTATAGGTTAACTCGATGTTAGCCTTACTCAGAAACAACCCGTTGATATACGCGGAGTCAGCCGAGCCGGGGTTGAGGTTCAGCGTGACACGACGACCCGGATTAATGCGGTCCAGACGAATAGCGTTACCGCCCAGACCACGACGTAACGCAGTAGACGCGTCAATCGGTTCGTCGGTGTACGGCGGGTCAGACTCCCCGAATGAAGTGATGATCCGGCCATTAATTGTGATGACCGTGTTACTTGTGGAAAAGTTTTCTAATGACATCGGTCATTCTCCATTAATAAACGTCAACTGTGACGTCACAGATACGGACACTGCCAGCTTTGAACACACGCATATTAATCGGTGCAGACTTACGTGCCGCGCGGTCAGAATCGGACAGGTCGAGAATGTCGGTAGCTTTGGTCAATACTTCGAAGCCATCGGTGTACGCTTCCAGACCGGTGTCAGGACTGGTGTAATTGCGCGGGCCGAGATAACGGTTACGAATGTACTGTTTACCGACACGTTTGGCCGCACCGATGAGTGCTTCCTGACCGACCGGAGTCTGCGGAAGTTTGGTAGTCTGGTTAACGATGGTGTTGTACAGTTCCACGCGCAGAGAGTTCACAAACGCGTCTAAATCGACGATATCGGAAACAGACTCACCGTAGGTACTGTGCGACCACGTCTGCAGCCAGCGACCGCTGTCGGTGCTACCCTGCAGGTCAAGCACGCTGTAGAATGCGCAACGTTTGGCGACCATCGCGTTCTGTTCGGTGTCGGACAGGTCTTCAGCAGCAACACCAGGAGATTTCTTAAACTCAGTGTCAATAGTGCTGTTGTCGGCGCTGTAATTGACTGAGGCAGAATGCTTGATAAGCGCATAGGCCGCATATGGGTCAGTTGAGTGAGCCACGGTGAACGCGTGACGATAGCCCAGCGTGTTCAGCTGTGAACAGATGTCATCGTTGGCATCTGGGTTGCGAATTTTAACCACAGCCTCACCAGTCTGACTGTTCGGGAACATGATGTTGTTCTCTTCACACCAGGATGCGATCGACAATACGTTTGCCTCTGTTGCCAGCACGTCTTTGGTGAAAAGTGTCCAGTACCAGTAATGCTTGTCGAACGCCTTAGCGAGCGTATCAGCAATTGAGGCATCCGCGGCTGCGGTAGCCCACACGGTGAGTTTCGGTACCGCCGGAGTGGAGCCGAGGAATTTGGCACCAGCCTTATACGTCTCGGTCGTGGTGGTAAAGTCAGCGGCGAGAGAAGAGGTGGAATAGTAGGTGCGCACCGTGTCTTCGGTGAAACCTACCGGGAGTTCGGAGTTTTTAGCAAACAGCATCGCGGAAGCGAAGTTTGCTGTACTCAATCCCGCCGGAGAAATCCGGGTTGTAATGGGGATGATTTGTTCAATTGGAAACATGTTTACGAGTCCTCGTAAGTTACAGTGTGCACACGTTGACCATTATATCGAAATTTCACCGGATTGATAGTTCACACCGGGTTCGGTATCAACATATCTTAACTGAAGCGTACCATTTTCGAAATATACCTGGTCCATACCCTCACCAATGGTGAAAGGAACGTGCAGAATATTATTCACTGTCACCGTATTCACCGCTTCGTAAAGCAGTTTAACGATGATTTGCGCACGCTGTTCGAAGTTGCTCGCCTGTAGTGCTGTCAGGTTGTTAACAGGTTCAGTCCCGCCCCATCCGATACCAGCTTTCCACAGGGGCCAGCACACGTCCGGGCGCTTGTGACATTCCTTCAGCATTTCGGCGTACCGCATTGCTTCACCACGGAAGAAATTAATTTCACAGGATGCGACAATCTGCGCGCGAACTTCATACACGATAGTATCATTTGCGCCGTCAGTCATAATGATGTTCGCCTGACCGCGTTCACGAATGCTCTGACGTGGACGCACAGACGCGTATGGGCCGTTCGGAGACGGTCCGTTGGGGTCGGCAAGGATACACTCGCTGACGCCCGTCACGTTGAGTATATGCGGCCTGAGAGCCGCAAAGATTTCATTGTTGGTCATAGCGGTCCACGATTACCTTACAGTATTTACGCCACGGGCGATTGTCGGTGCGAATAACCTTCCAGCGCTGACCCAGGAATACCCATTCACCATCGAGTGCGATTGAGTCGAGGTCACCATTGTTAACGTATATTTTACGCGGGTCAACGATGCGCTGACCGCCCTGTTGCAGAAAATCAATTTCCTTGTCGTTCAGTGGCTGAATGTTCACCATGAATGCAACTGGTGCGGATGTCACGGGTGTCCAGATACCGTCCACGTGTGAGCCAGATTTACCCACGTGTGTCGCCGGTACAGATTTAAACACGTTGTCAATATGACCACGCATTGACAGACTCATAAGATACCCTCGTCAGGTTTTTCGTTGGTGACCTTGTACGTCACGCTCGCCCGTAAAGCGCCTGTGCTGATAAGTGGATTACTGGAACCCTTTTGAGCGACAGTGTATGCACTGTTTGGCGGTTGCTGTAAATCGGTCATGTATTGCTGTACCGCACCGGCTGCAAATGCGCCTACTTGCTCCAACACCTGGTCAAGCGGTAAATCATTAGCTATACCATGAGCGATGGTGTCCACGATATCCTGTTTTCCGCTCTCCACTCCGGGGACAAGCCAGGGACGAGGAGGGATAGGTGCGGGATTACCGTACAATTTGTTATTCGGGTTACCGTAATTCAGCAATGCCCCAAGTTGCGCATTTGTCATACCGGAATCGGGATGTTCGCCCGCGTCCGAATGGATGCCGACAGTCACGGTCTTCCGACTGGCTTTAGCGTATTGCTCCAGTTTCGAACGTATTGTTTGTTTGGCTTGTTGCAGCGTTTTGATGTTGACTGACATGGTGTGCCCTCATTTGTCAAGACATTATCACACAACGTTGCACCGGTATCCACATACCCCGTTAAAACTCGTTCGGGGTACTTCAACGGGGTATGAAAAACTCT